CTGTATAATAATGGCTGTCCTATTTTCTCCAAATCGAGATCACCATCCGCATCCATAACTTGAAATAATTTCTGTGGACGCATTTCGAAAATGCCTAATTGGGATTTTATTTTATCATCGACACCTACTAAATAAATCGGATAATAAATAATATCTTTTCCACTAAATGTATGTTTTTCTTTTCCGATAACAATCACAATATCTTTCCCAAGAAGTTCGATTTCATAAAGAGTGGACGCGTGTCCCATATCTTCTGGGTCAATTTGCTTGGATTCAATATAATTCACTAATGGATTTAATTTGGAAACAACCATAATTATCTATATAATAGAATATCCTATAAAATTATATATCTGTTTCTCTCATTTCTATTGGGAGTCTTGAGAGATTTATTTCAAAATATTGATTATGATAACGATATTGTCGTATTGGATTATATGACCGTCTCTTATATAATAATGTCCCGTCTGGATTAACATTTGTTATAATATCTCTCATAAGACTATCCATAAAAAATAAATATCCTGATCCAATATCCTTTTGTAATACGGTGGCGCCTTTATTATCGACAATTCGTAATCTTCCATTTCTATTTTCTATATAATACATTTTGGATAGGTAAATATATGTTATTCTAATAATATATACTTAATTGTATTTCTTTCCAGTTTAGTTTTTGTTTCTTCTACGACTTTTATTTCTTCTGCGACTTTTATTCTTACACGATTTTTTACCACCGCGATTTTCACCCAGTTTCAGAATATGCTCACTCGGCCTTGGAATCTTCGGGAAATAATCAATCACATTTTCAGCCATTTCTCTCGGATATATTCGTTTTTTCGGTAATAAATACACAGTCGCATATCGTTCATCTTTCAGTTGTTTTATGTATTCATCAATACCACTACATTCATGATACATAATGTCAATTTCAATCTCATTTCGTACTTTATCCAGATAATTGTAAAAAGAAAAATAAGGTGAACCAAACCCAAACACGCTTTTCCGAGATTTGAATTCATTTTTATAGTTGGGTGGCCTCTGTTCTGAATATTCTTCCCAATGACTTTCACTTAATAATCTAAATATTTTATCAATATCCTCAATTTTGAGTTTTCCTAGATTTTCGCGTTTAAGTTGTTTGGCAATATATTTTAACTTATAATAATCATCTATCGATTCTTGACTACAATTGATGCTCATCGGATATAAAATCTATATAATTATTTACACTAGATGTGCCTCCCAAAAATATCGACAAAATGCCCATTGAAATTTCGGCATATCGACAAATCTCTCTTTATATTCTGTTAAATATTTATCCGCGGTTTCACTATCCACACATTTAATAAAATCATCGCGATGTAACACATATGATAATTGGTCGACACTCGAAATCGGTTTCGATTTTCGATTCCATTTCCAATGAAATCGCTGATTCGAACATTCAACCATTGTTTCAAACAGAGGAGGATAATGATAACGATAATGCCAACTCCAATCCGGTGTCCCACCCGTATAATATAAATAAGTCCATTCCAATCCTTCCAAATAATTCACCACAATATCTGTCCTACTCTTTACAGATGATGTGTCAAAATGAAATAATACTGAATAATATCGAGATTGCCATCCTTCTTCATTCGGCGCAATAAAGAATTCATCTTGTCTGTATATTAATGGTGTCGCATTAAACACATATTCGCGTTCTTCTTTTGTATTTACAGATGTATTTATACGCATTCTATCACGTCGTTCCATTTCTTCTATGAAATATTGTCGTTCCATTGGCTGAATCGCTTTTAATAATAGAAACACGTGGTTCCATTGGATAGTTGAATTTATCGGATGAATTAAATATTTATCGGTGTTTCCGAAAGTATGTCGATAGATATCTAATAGAGTTTGAATACCATGGTTTCTCAGATGAATGGTTGGAAAATGAGGCAAGAAATCATTTCCTAATAGGAAACAGAAGAATGCATAATCATAGACTCTTGCGAAGTTTGAATAACTACAATTCATTTCCTGTAGGATAGAGAGACATAGACGTTGAATATCAATATAATAGGTTTCATTTGGAATTAGGTCGGCTTGAATACTTTTAATAAATTCGGGTGTCTCTCTGAAAACAAATAAATTTGTCCTTTCAGAATGGAAAATCGAAAGCATAAGCAGGTCGGCGTCTAAACCATAAACAACTACATTTTTATTGGCGTGGATTTCTGGATGGTCCCGGATAAGTTGGAATATTTTATGTTCGCCTTCGCCTGGTGTTTCAGAAGTGGAAACGCGAATGTTCTGATGGGGACAAGTTGTTGAATTCCATTTCCATTTTTTTAGAAATCCGGCGAAGAATTTCATAAAAGGTGTTCCTGGTGTAAACATTGTAGTTGTTAATTCTGATTCTGAATATTGCTTATGAGCCATTTGAGCCATAAACCAGGATTTATAACGTCTTGAACGTTGTTGTTGAATTTTCGCAAAAGGTGCGACACCATCGAAAGCGATAAATACGGAATCGGTGGGACGGATAGTAAGAATATAGGAGTCGATTTGTTGACATATACGAGTTGCGAAATCTAACCAATCGGAAACAGGACCTTCGGATTTATAAAACACATCGTAAATAATAGAATTACTATCGAGATAAAAGTGATTCACTTGGATAGGATATTTTGAATAACGCTTCAAAATGTGGGCGTGGTTTTTTACAATGTAGGAAAAATACGCTGGAATTCCCATTGTCGAATTTGTGGTAAATTTATGAGACGAAAATAATCTTTACTTATTAAATCCTCAGTTATGTTCTTTATATCAATTTTATAAGTACATATCAAGCCACTATCAAAAAACCAATACAAAAACTTAATTATCCCTTACAGGCCCTTTATGGGCCTGTAATTCTTAAGGAGGTGGTAAGGAGGAACTACGTTCCTCCTAAAATTGAAATACTAAACTGCAAATCCAAGTTATAGTATTCTAGAAACAAAAGTAATTCAATCAACAATGCCATCGAAAATGGATAATGTGGTTCGCGAAATCAAGTCGAATTTGGAGGAACACGGTTTTTATTCAATTCAGATGAATAAAAAACAAGGAATGGTTATTATTACTGCTTACGCTGGCGCATCGCAAAAATACGAATGTTATGTGTCTCAATTACCAGATATTATCGAAGTTTATCAATGGATGAATGGAAAGGGTGGGTACATAATTAACATAGGAGATAGTTATGAACCAGAATATATTGGACATGATATGGAAGTTATGTTCAGACTATGGGGGGCTTCGCCCCCCCTTACCCCCCTCAATGCATAATTAAGCAACTCTGAAAATCAGAAAAGGAAAATCAGAAAAGAAAAATCAGAAAAGAAAAATCAGAAAAGAAAAATCAAAAAAGAAAAAATCTAAGCGAGAGGTGTTTCCGCTGGTTTTTTCACGGTTTTATCAAAATGTTTATTTAAATATTTCTGCATAGTGAAATGAGTAAGTTTGGGTTCGTTTCGAGCTTCCTCTCCAAAAATCGTCCAAAGTTTGCTATCAGGAACCAGAATTTGTTTATTAGATGGGTCTTCTAATTTGTTTTCCTTGATATATTGAATTAATTTGCGAGTGGTGTCGATACGAGAAACAAATGATCCTTGCTCAACCCCCATAAAATCGCAGATAATATCACTTGCCAAACAGGGAACAGCAAATCCACAAAGTTTCTTTTCTTTTTTAGGTTTTGATTTCTCTTTGATTTCTTTTTCAATCATTTTCTCAACCATCTTTTCCAATTTTGATTTACGTTTTTCCATTTCGTGCATACATACTTTCATTGAATCTACCATTTCATTAAATTCATCTAATAATTTTGCGATTTTCATAGTATTGGGTGAAATTTTAATAGTTGGAGGAACTGTTTCCTGAACAGAAACTACAGTTTTAGTAGGAACAGTGACTTCAGTTTTAGTATTTTCGTGATTTTCAGTATTCATTTTATAACCTTGGATACTGATATAACAAGCGTTTCTTTATATTGATTCTATTATACATGTTGTAAAGAAGTGACTATGTAGTGCGCAATAAATAGCAACAGACGCAGGCAATATATGGAAAAATAACATATGTGTATATACACTTCTATGGTATGCGTGTTCTCGAATTGTCGTATCTGGAGGTGTCCATTCTAAAGAAAAATAATGCCAGGTTGTTTCCATTGTATCTGTAATTACCTCTCGCATGACTTGATGATAAAACAAATACTCATTCAAAATAAACGCAAGGATAATTATAATAATCATCGTATTCCAAACAAAACAAGAATGACTATTAAATCGCTTCTTAGAACTATAAACAGTTACTATTGCGAGTGTTGTCACACTTGTTATAATATCAATTATTTTGATAATACTGACTTTCTTCACTTTATACCAATGGATAAATGATGTTAATGCAAGTAATAACAGGATTTCGGAATATTCATATCCTAACGATTTGAAAACAACATAACAAAGAATAAATATGGGTATTGAATAAAATGCTTTATGGGATATATATTGAGGTACGATTATCATATTTATAGGTAATATATGGATAGGTAATAATATGTATTTATGTAGATACGAATTATCCAATGGTATACCGTTCAACCAGTTTCTGTCTCTCGACAATAAACAGAAAAACAAAAACAAAAAAACAAAAATAAAATAATGAATTTTAAAATATCAATATCAATAACCTAAAATGTCCACAAATTATTTCTTATTTATGAAAACGAATACAAGTGTATCCGATGACACCGCTTCACAAATTATTGTCCCTAACGCACGAGTTCATATTTTACCGGCTGTAAATCTCACTTATTATAAAGACCACGGACTTTTCGAAAAACACTTAATCGAGTGGTGTAAACAATTATGTGATAAAGAGAAAGTATTCTTAGATATCGGGGCTCATAGTGGGACATATACAATTGAATTAGCACATTATTCGAAACACGTATATTCTTTCGAACCCCAGAAAATGACATATTATTCTTTATGTGGTTCTGTCGCATTATCCGGGATAACCAATGTAGATTGTTTGCAATTAGGTCTTGGAAGTAAAGACCAATCTGGAATCCAAACACTTCATATTGTCAGTAATGATGGTGGTGGTTCGACACTTCATAAAGAAGGACATGAACATGAACTAAAGCGAACAGAACAGATTCAAGTGGTAACATTAGATTCTATCGGGATTACAGATACTGTTGGATTTATTAAGATGGATGTGGAAGAGAACGAATTACAAGTTCTATTAGGCGCAAAAGAATTAATCCAACGTTGTCAACCGAAAATTTTATTTGAATCAAACCGAGAGAATCCAGCATTATTCGATTATTTGAAAACCATACTCGGATATAATATTATTTCTGTCGGCGGTGTAAACAATATGTTTTTGGCTGAACCGAAAATATTAGTTATATAAACAATTATATAAACAATATAAAGAGGTTTATTGACAAAATAATGTATAAGGTATTATTTAATGATAATGACAAAATTAATATTGAATATTGTGGAAAAATATGATGATGGAAAAACAGATACATCTTTATTTATCGAATATACAGATTCATTGGATTATTATTCTATTGTTGGAAAACGACAAAATACTGTGATTTATAATAGACAACTGGATGGAACTATAAAAGAAACAATAATAGAAAAAACACCATATTCGATTTGCTGTAAATCAGAAGATATATTATCTGTAATTCAAAACATAATCTATAATAATCGATTTTCTGTTTCTTTATATTCAATATCAACTACAAAAAACAAACAATATAAAGAATATGTATATGAAACAAAACTGGTGGATTCAATTGTTGAATATTATGATATGTTGTTAAGTAATAATGATGATGTTGAAATATTAATGAAAAATCTGGGTATCATAAAAAATTGTTGGTAGAGGGGGAACTACGTTTAAAGATTCGCACCAGTTTACACGGTGCGAATCGAAACCCTTAACCCCCCTCCTTACACCTTACCTCCCTTAACCCCCACAAAATATTATATATTTTTTAATTATAATATTTTTACACTTTCTTATACTATAATTACTTTCTTATACTATAATTACTTTCTTATACTATAATTCTACTTTTTGGTTTCCCTCTTATTCGAAATTTTTATTTTTAAGGAGGGGGTATTTAAGGAGGGGGTATTTAAGGAGGGGGTAAGGGGGAACCTCGTTCCCCCTGTTTGTTTTACTTTTTTCTTATCCATTCTTCCAGCATTTTGTAATTCAACACGCCATTCTTTATATCCACGATATACTGTTTTCAACGCTTCTAATTCTCGATTCCACATTTCGGCTAATTCCATATTTTTCAATTCTTCATATTCCGCAATAACATCCGTGTGTTCTTTTCTTAATTTCGCCACATTTTCCGTTGTTACTGAACTCATCTTCATATTTATCAAATAATTATAGCTTGCATTGTTATTATCCGAATCACCGGTATCATCTTTCTTAGATATCTTATCGAATTTATGACGAACCAACATCGCATCCACTTCTTGATTTGTTTTCCTACGCATATCAATAGTTCCATCCAAATTCATTTCAATAAAACGGACACGATTCGAAATCTCACGCAAACGTTTTTCCATTTCTGCCAATTGATAAGCCTTTCGCAATTCATAAACTCGCATACGAACTCTATAATAATCCGAAATCACTTCATACACAGTATTATATTTTTTCAGTTTTCTATTTTCATCAAACATATGAATATTCGTGGTTCGAATGGTTGTTGTTAATCGCAAAATCTTCTCTACACCATCAGTTCCATTTTCATCGACATCATCCATTAATTCTTCTAATTTTCCACGAGGGAATTCCACCTCATAATGGACATTACATTCACTACATAATGATTTGAAATCTTTAATTGTAGGCGCAATACGATTTCCTTGTTTATCTACACTTCCATCCATTAATCCTTCCAAGAATGTCTCATAAGGCATCGACCAAGTACCAATCGGCAATTCTTTGATAATAATTTTATTGTCCCCGATTTTCTCATAAACACCTGTAATCAAATATTTATCATCGCCGATTTTTTCGACTAATCCTTCGTATCCCTCATAATAAGGCAATAATTCAATCGGTGCCGTCATTTCACCAGTTCGCAACATATGTTGAATATATTCGATTAATTCCGCGGGATTATAAGAAGGAATGTTACAAGAGAATCCAGTTCCGATTCCCTTAATTCCATTCACAAGTGCGAAAGGAATAATAGGCGCATAATATTCGGGTTCTACGATTGTGCCATCATCGTCGATATAATTCAATACTGGGTCATCGACAGCAGGAAAGATAGCACGTGTGATTGCGTTTAACATTGTAAAGATATATCTCTCTGACGCACTATCATCACCGCCTTGAAGTCTCGTTCCAAACTGACCACAAGGCATCAATAAGTTGATATTATTAGAACCGACAAATGTCTGTGCCATATTCACAATCGCACCATTTAAACTTGCTTCACCGTGATGATACGCACTATGTTCTGATACATATCCAGAGAATTGTGCGACCTTGATTTCCGACCTCAAATTACGTTTAAACGCACTATAGAGGATTTTACGCAATGATATTTTCAATCCATCTACCATGGATGGAATAGAACGTGCACAATCATAATTACTGAAATGAATAAGTTCATTGTCGATAAATTCATCGTAAGTTACCAATGTTTTTGAAGTATCCAAGAACGCATTTTTATTATAATTTTCCAACCATAATTTGCGGTCATTAGCACGTTTTCCATTAAACACTTTATCAATCGTATCATCACTTGTTTCCCCATTCGGAGCGAAATCCACGATTTTTTTATTTGCGAAATATTGTTTGAATTCTTCAGATGTCGAAGTACCCAAACCCTTAAAATATTTTATTTTCCATAAGTGTTGGTCATTTTCGTGAATATGTTTCCATTGGTCATATTCACCCTGATTATAGAATACTAATGTTTCATTTGCTCGCTTCGCTCGCAAAATGGGCGTATTCATAAACGAAATAAAACCTGGAATTTGTGTTAATGAACGCCATTCACAATGGAACAGATTAATACAAAGTGCTTTAATATGTGATCCATCTGTATCCTGATCACACATAATCATAATCTTTCCATAACGCAAATTGCGTCTAACATCATCGATTGTATTATATTCTTTTCCATTTTCCAAACCTAAAATCTTTTTCAATTCGGTGATTTCCTTATTATCGCTGATTTTCGAACGTGTTTCGCCTCTCACATTCAACACTTTTCCACGCAAAGGATAAATACCAATTGTTTCGCGGTCTTTTTGGGAAAGTCCTGATACAATACCAGCCAAAGCACTCAATCCCTCACATAAAATCAAAGTACAATCCGCTGATTTAGCCCCATCACCCGCATAATTCGCATCAATGAAATTCTGAATACCACGAATGTTTTTCACTTTCTGTCCATCGGTTTTACGAGCAGCCGCTTTGTTTTCTTTGACTTGTGTCAATTCACAAGCAGTATTCATAACACCCATTTTCGCAACCTTCTCAATAAATCCATCACTTACAGTACAAGAAGAACCGAATTTATTGGAAGGAGTATTCATATAATCTTTACTTTGACTGTCAAATGCCGGATTCACAATATCACAACGCAAGAATAAGAATAATTGTTCGCGAATCGATGACGAATTCACCTTCACTTTTTTCTTGGTTTCGATATAATCCGATAACTTGCGAACAATCTGTCCCATAATATAATCCACGTGTTTACCACCCTTATAAGTACAAATACCATTTACAAATGATACTTGTTGATATTGATGAGTTGGTGAAAGCGCAATCGCATATTCCCAACGCTCACCATTACTTTCATACACACGAGGATTTTCTGTTTTCTGTCCAACATATAAATCAATATATTGCTGGAAATTCTTAACAGGTAAGGGCATATTATTGAAACGCACATTGATTTTCTTTTCGCTATGATCCGACACCGCGCAAATATCATATACACGCTTTTGAAGAAGCGAAAATGTATCTGGAGTAATGCCATTAATACCTAGACGGGCATAATCTGGCTTGAACGTGATACGAGTATATGGTTTTACGGCGCCTTTCACTTTACTAATTACTGGTTCAGACATTGTGGATAAATTATCACGGAATTCTTGATAGTATTTTAGACCACGAGTAGCGTCGACGGTTTCGACAGAACCAAAAGTGGACCAGATTAACACAAGTTTAAATCCGAATCCATTTTTACCACCGACGATTCGTTCTTCGTCTTTGTTGTAATTGGTCGAAGTGCGCAATTCGCCGAAAATCATTTGAGGAATCCAAATATCATATTCAGGATGTTTTGCGATATCAATACCATCACCATCATTTTCCATAATAATTGTCCCGTCTTCTTGGATAGAAACGTAAATGTATGTGACCAAACGAGTGCCGATGGGCTGTGTCAAACTTTTTTGAATCATACGAACGACATGGTCTCGACTGTTTACAATACCTTCATCAAAGAGTTTGTATAATCCAGGAATATATTGTATTTCCTTGGAAACAATACGATTTGAATTAGTATCGAAAACCCATAACCAGTCATTTACCGATTCAATAGAACCGATGTAAGTATCTGGTGTGTCGAGAATATGTTCTTTGTCGGTCTTTTTTTGATATTGTTTTGCGAGGACAGCGGAGGTGGCGGCTTTGGACGACATTTTCGAAGGGTTAATAATAAACTATAGTTCCTTTTATGCTATTTCTATTTGTAAAGTAAAAGTGGTTCAATTTTCTAAGGGAACCCATGGTATTATGTGTGCGCCGTGTAAACTGGCGCACACTTCTCCCCTTACCCCCTCCAAGGGGAACCTTAGGTTCCCCTATCACCCCTCCTCTCTATCACCCCTCCTCTCTATCACCCCTCCTCTCTATTACCCCCTCCTTTATTTATTATTGTGTTAATTGTTAATTTTTGGTTCCACAATGGGTTTCTATCCTATCCCACATACGACATAATCTCACTATAATACATATGGATAAAATCGTTGAAGTAAATCAAAATCCATCCCAACTTTCGCATTTGCAAACGACATTGTCGAATTTAGCATTTGCCGATTTGGACCACGATTTTACGGAATCCGGCCTATTAAACGCAAGTAATCGTGAAACAGCAGAATTAGCATCTCATAACGGCATACCAAAAGTTACAACAAAACAATATGACGAAGACAAAGTAATGTCTCATATTATTCAAGCCAATGGTAATACTGACGGACGTCAGATTATTCGAAACTTATCTAGAAGTGCGACGGAAACTCGTATTGATAATCTCTCTACTGGTTTTTATTCTGATGACAGAAGTATGTTTCATTCATTACATAACTATAGTGTCCATAAAATACCATTAGAAGACGATAATTTTACGCAAAAATTCATAGAAGCACAACCTGGTGGAGGAAAACAATATATTGCACTAGTTATCGATACTGACAAGAAATTCATTCGTAACTTAAAAAAAGGCGGAACTACTGGATTCACAATTTATAATTTAATGACACCTGAAGTTATTAGCGACCCAGCCGGAAAACCAAATCCATACGAAAAATCCAGTTTCGGTGGCGACGTCGCATCAAACGGCATAAAACTCGTTTCCTATGTTCAAGGCGACGTTGAAGATATGGTATATCGCTCGTATAAACTGAAACCAACTGGTTCTTATGACGAAATGTTTTATTCAAATTATTCGTTTTCACTCTCTCCAATTATGTCAAAATATATTGGAAAAACAGAACAATACGACGCTAGATTAACGGTTTCAAATGGCAAAAAATCATTTCCTATTGAAAATATAAAACAGGCAAATAGTAAAAACGCATTAACCGAATTATTATTTCCAATATTAAATCGTTTTATGGGTCGCAGTAATACAGATGAAGACAAATTCGATTTTAATCGATATGTACAGCAAAAACGCAGTGGTGATTGGTTACAAGCATTAGCATGTTTACACGCTAAAACTCATACTTATACTGAGATATTGCCGAATCGTGGTACAAATCGAAGACTGCCTGATGATTGTCCTATATATTTCGTTTCTATCGACCGTATTGCGGTTTCATATGCGCTTTTATTAGGTATTAATGTGATTTATTTGGATTACGCAGAAAATGTAATCATGTTTAAAAATAAGGCAGACCCGAATATTCAAGGCGGGAGAATTTATGAAGAAGCCTTGTTTTCCACATTGAAAGAAAAATATTTTAATGGAGAATCTTCCGAATTTAACGATTTGCTTGATTTCAATCGTCGATATGTAGAAATATACAATACTGTCGAAGAAAAATATCGTGTTGCATTTGAAGATGCGTGTGACCGTTTTTTGACAGATTTAAATGGACTCAATGAATCCAATATTTTCCAAAATTACGAAAAAAAAGTTAGCGAAAAATTAACAGGAATTGTATCGATGTATCGAGGCGCGGTTAGTCTAGCCTTTGTCGAAAAAAACGTATTGAATGTGAAAAAATGTTTAGATGAAATCAAGGAAAGCAAATCTGTTATGAATGGTGAATACGATCCTAAAAAACACAAGGCAATTCTAGAATTTAACAGACATCTTAGTGTTCTTGTTGATATCTATGAGAGATATAATACTATCGGAAATATCGAAACAGAAATACAAGAAACCACGAAAAAAATACCGAATTTGAGAGAATATATTGCTGTTGGGAAAATCGTGGATTCGCCTTATACTTTGGGAAATCAGGCGTTTGTTTATCAACAATTGGCCGAAAGTTTCGATAATCGCATTGTCGAAATTACTTCTGGAAGTGAAACCGCGAATGTTGATATTAATATATTTTTACCTTATATTCAATCATTGTCCGCAAAAGAACAAGAATTATTGAGAGATGTTACCTATAAATTAATAGATTGTAATCGCTTGTATTTATCGGCAATCACTGGTAATTCATCTAGCGGTTTTATGAATACGGTTCGAAGAATGGTTCGCGGTAATGGTCCGACACCTCAACAGTTATTTTATAATCGAATGACTAATTTTATTTATGAATCTCTTATTTTTATTCAGAGAGGCGAACCATTGCGAAAATCAATCCGCCCGGATGAAATGATTTATAGTAATTGTAGTGATGATGTAATTGTTGAACTTGATTTTAATAATGTGGCGAGAGGTGAAAGTGCCCCTTCCAATACCAGTGTTCGAGGGGGTGAATACATTAAAGGCAGTGGAAAACGTGCCCGTAGTAATAGTAATCGAAGTCGCAGTGTTCGAAGCGCAAAACGTATGAAAATCGGGTTTGATACTTATGAACAAACATCATCTGTATATCGGAAATTATTAACCTATCAAGTAATTGAAGCCTCTTCAGAGAATAAATTCGACGCACTTGCGTTTCATCCTTGTCTCCCGATTTATATTTTGCTTTCCTCTATTTATGATTCTTTTATGAAATCTGAAACAGATGCGAGTCAGTGTATATCCGTTTTAAAAAGTATGATAAAAGATATATCATTTACAGAAGAAAATGTCGATTATTCACATGCGATTGGTCTTGGATTACGTACATTATTCTTTATGTCTCCCACAAATGATGTATTATATAGTTCTGCAATAAAACTCTTTAAAGGGTCCGAAAAATCAAAAGAACAACAGAGAGATTTATTATCATATTGTAGTTCTCTCACGTGGCAGTATATGGGATATGTAAATTTAAATAAGAATGAGAGTTTGAGAGAGAAGGAACACCTTGAACATCCAGATTTTATTGAGTTTGTTGGAAAACATTTTGGAAATGTGGATAGCGATAGAACCGTAACTCAGAAAAATATTTTGAGTTTGATGAGAGAAGTCTCTCGCAAAATTAAAACAGAAAAACAACAAGTATATGCGAAATATGAACTTCCTATTATTGGAAAAATCAGTTCGGTTAAAAATATAAGTGCTGTAAAACGTTCAAACTCAAATAAAATGAATATATCGGCGCCGGTTACAGGAATAAAGAAAACCGCAAAACGTTCAAATAAAACAGCGAAACGCTCGAATAAAACTGCGAAACATATAACAAATAAAACGGCAAAACGTTCGAATAAGTCAACGAGACGTATAAATAAAACCAGAAGAAATATAACAATGAATCGAATGAATCAACCAATACCGGTTGACCTTATTAAACGCACAATGTCTTCTGCTTGGATGCCACCGTTTTAATTTTTTATTGTTGAAGCATATACCAAAAATACACAAATAAAATATAAATAATTCTTCAAAATTATTTCTATGAATATTCCAACAGTTCCAATACCAATTTTGTCATCTTCATTATCTCTCGATGAACCCACAATTTGTTTAAATATGATTGTCAAAAACGAAAGCAAAATTATTCATCGCTTATTAGAATCTGTTCTCCCTATTATTGACACTTATTGTATTTGTGATACCGGTTCCACTGATAATACTATCCAATGTATTACCGAGTTTTTCCAAAGTCATGGAATTCAAGGAAAAATATGTCAAGAACCGTTCCGTGATTTCGGATATAATCGCACTTTTTCTCTCCAAGCGTGTGAAACAATGACACCTCGACCTGATTATGCGTTATTACTCGACGCTGATATGATATTGAAAATCGAGAACTTAGCCGAAGCCAAAAAATGGAAACGAGAACTAAAAGCCGACGCAGTTTATTTATATCAAGGAAACGATAGTTTTTTCTATAAGAATGTGAGAGTTGTCAAAATCGGGAAAGGAATCAAATATTGGGGTGTTACACACGAAGTTATTAATACTCCTGAAGGTTCCAAATATGATACTGTCGAGAGAACAAAAATATTTATTAATGATATTGGTGATGGTGGTGCCAAATCCGATAAATTCGAACGCGATATTCGGCTTTTGAAAAAAGGTCTCGAAGAATTACCGAATAACGACCGATACACATTTTATCTGGCGAATAGTTATCGCGACCACGGCGACCGTGAAGAGGCAATCCAATACTATAAGAAACGTATTGAAATCGGTGGTTGGTATGAAGAGATATGGCAATCCTATTATAATATTGGACGTTGTTATTTTTGGATGAATAAACCGGAAGAGGCAATCGCTTGGATGTTATATGCTTATGAATACTTCCCCAAACGTGTAGAGAATTTATATGAAATTATTCATTGGTGTCGCAACAATTCCAAACATAAAATGGCATATTCTTTCTATAAAATGGCGAGAGATGTTATCGACAGTCAAGATATAAGTCGTATCGATTATTTATTTTTACATAAGGATATGTATGATTATAAGGTTGATTATGAATTCTCGATTACCGGATATTATTGGAATCCAGATAATATCGATTTGGCTGAATTATCAATGCGTATAATGTCTTGTCCAACTGTCGAAGACGGAATTATGAAAAATATTCTCTCCAATTATAAATTTTATGTTCCGATTTTAACCGCTATGAAAACTAACAGTAAAGAAATACCATCAGGAAAACCTAGGATAGAAGATTTTCACGGAGAACTACCGGAATATGATGAGCATTTTGTAAATAGTACACCCACTTTTTGTAGAGATAGAGAGTCCGGAATCACCACAATCATTGTTCGACAAGTCGATTATACAATTGACGAAAAAGGAGCATATCATAATCGAGGAAACATAACAACAATTAATAAAATCGCAAAAGTAAATGATTATATGAAAATAACGGCGAATGATTGGAAAATATTAGATTATCAGCGAGAGATGGATGACGTATATATCGGATTAGAAGATATGCGTATTTTAAATATGTCGAATGGACAAATATTATATACGGCAAATCGGGGTCAAGGACACGGGATAATGCGTGTTGAATATGGAGAGATAACTAATGGACCTAATATGGAGGCAAAAGGTGCTGTTCTATACTGTCCTGATAGTAAGAGAAATATTGAGAAGAACTGGGTTTTATTTGAATCGAGAGATGAAAAAAGACCAAAAGTTGTGTATGATTGGTATCCTATGAGTATTTATGATATTGGACACGCGAATATGTTAATTCAACGAAAAAATGTGAATACACCGGTGTTTTTTAAACACGTGAGAGGCTCAACCCACGGTTTTTATTATGAGAAGAAGAATGAGATATGGTTCCTATGTCATTTGGTGAATTATGAAGACAGACGTTATTATTATCATTTATTTGTGGTTATTGATGCGGACAACTATGAATTAAAACGTTATAGTCGATTATTCCAATTTGAAAAAGAAAGCAAAGTGGAATACGCATTAGGAATGGAGATTTATTCGATGTATGAGGGAGATATTATGAGAATTGGATATAGTGTGTATGATAAATCAACAAAATTTATGAAGATTGGAATGAAATGGATTGAAGAGAGCCTTTTTTAGATATAGACTTTACACGAGAGAATAATAATTATAAAATAGTTTGTTGTAATAATCTATTTTACACGAGTTATAAGTAGATACTAATTTAAAATAATCGAACACGGTCAGCAACCTTGAGAGCGGCTATGGCACCAAGGCCTTGTACTACGATATAAGGCAGGAAATCCGCGAAATTGAGAGTTCCTTTTACAAACATTGCTAAAGACACTACAGGATTGAAATGACCACCCGACGTTTTGCCGAACAGATAAATCATTAGTGCGAGTGCGGCACCAATAGCGAGTGGGTGTCCTGTAGTAATAATCACATATACAAATAAAAAAGTACCGAGAAATTCAGCGAGAAACTTGTCCATATAAGGGGAAACCAACGGTTTCCCCTATAACCCCATCCCTTTATATTAAATAGGAGGGAGTAAGAGGGATTAATGCGCGGTGCGAATTTTATGGGTTCCCTCTGGTTTCCCCTACTCTAGTTCGAAAGTAACTACAACTGGATAATGGTCCGAGTCATAAGTTCCGCAATATTCCGGGTACAAATGTGGTATCTCTACACGAACTATCCTATCTCTCAACCACCCATCTACTAATATATGATCTATCATTGACATTTCATTCATCGTCGCTATACAATTACTATCTGGGTCCCACCAATTCGTATATCTCTCTTCTACAGGAACTTCTTCACTCACTGGATACAATTTATAAAATCCCTCATATTCTCCCGAATTTCCTTTCAACATTTCTAACACGCGAGAGACCGGTTGATTCCCATTTACATCTCCCACAACTCCATCATAATCATTAAAATCTCCAATAACCATTATATGTGCTGTCGGTTCTGTCGCCGTTATATTTACTATAAGTTCTTGTAAAACTTGGGCTTGTGCCTCTCGTTCAGCACACCTTTGTGGATCTGTCGGTATTGCCAACAGATGCGCACTAATCATATATATTTTTCCATTTTGTTCCGGTAATTCAAACCAAGTATAATAATGTTTCGATACTCCAGAAGTTCCTGTTTTATCATATCCACACTTAGAACCTGGCAAAGGATATTGCCATTTATTTGCGACCCGTTTTAAATTACTCGATGGTGTATATTTCGTCATTAAACCAACATTTTGACCTGTCGCAGTGTCTGTCCCGAAAAGAAGATAAGGTTCAAATTCATCATTCAAGAGAGATGATAATTGACCAAGTTCATAACAACCTTCCACTTCACATAAATTCATTATATCTGGATTTATTTCTCTCACAACATCCGCCAAATATCCCAAATGTATTTCCGCATCTTGAATTGTTTCCCAACTACAACCCGAACCAGGACAGGATTCATATTGTTTCAGAAAAAACCACTCGACGTTATACTGTGCTACTTTAAATTCTTTTGGTAGAACAGAACCAGGATATTTTGGGGTTGGACACTCAGTATCATTTGCCGAGCCATATAGTGTTGAAAAAGAAAAAGCATGGATAGAGAGAAAAATACTAAATAAAAGAGACACACTAGACCACATATTTATAATATCGAGGGAAACTATATTTGTATATATACGCATTCTTGCCTAGGCTTATCCGTGTTTAGAACCAATAAAACCGAGAGATTTTTGTTTTTCAATCCGACGAGGGCCAATAGATAAGGCTCTCGTGATAGAACTATTTAATGCTGTATTTTGTATTTTATTGAGAGATGGTTTCGCAAAAGCAAAATCCGTTTTCAACAGAGGTTTATTCATAGTTTCTTTTTGTAATATCGGAATATTCTCAGTTCCTATATCGATAATATGATACCATTCTGTTGGAATATCTTGACTCGGTTTCCCCATTTTAGAATGTATATACATAGTTTGAAAATATTGAATAGCAGAATTATAAGATTCTTCTCTCACAATGAAAAAAGAAAAAGAACCAGGTGGAGAAAAAAAAAGAAGATTCCAATTTGGATTTTTTTCAATTGTATCTTTTATTTTTTCCAAAGTTGTCGGAGAGAATAATTCCTCTATTTTCAGATTGTTTTCAAAAATAAAAACGTGAGGGTAATTTCGATTTTGTGCTAATTCTAAACAATGAATTCGCGATAATAATGGTTCATCTTTTGATTGTACTGTTTCTATCCAACATCCCACCTCCGATAAATGCCGATTCCATTCCTGTTGGAAAGTTGGTCGGACTTGGGATAGTATTGGTATCGAAAGACTAAATGAAAATAATGATAGTATTGGTGTTGGTGTTGTCATATATTAGGAGAGATGAATTTTATGTGATGTCAAACAAAACATAAAACATAAGGTACAAAAATCCTCAATAAAAATTATCGGGCATATAATAATCCACAACTTCCACCAATAAAAGATAACACATTATATCTCTCCTCAAATAATGTTAAATTAAAATTGTAATCGTATAATTGCCAACTATTCGAATTTGTTACTACAATAATTTGGCCCTCTCCATCACAATCAATACGATAAGTTGATTTTACTACATCCACAGGAGGCACATACGTTCCAAAATCCAATTCAACTGTTTTAAATTTACTCATATTTAATGCTCCGCTCGGTTGATAATCAGTTAATGTAGTGTTTAAACAGAAATTATACGCATATAACCCATCCATAATTGTTCCCTTAGAATGACTATAAGGCTCTATGTACTGATAAATCTCAGGTGGCATAGTATTCTCTCTAAATTCACCATTTAATACGATACCCATATATTGCATAATCGTATATTGATTATCCACCGCAAAATCTCCTGTAATAAATAATCCAGTTGATGTGTTATCCGGTTGAATTCCAGGTCCGGTTGGTTGTCCTGTGACAGAATTTACAATCGCTGGGTCAGTTCCATTTCTTGGAGCAATAAAAATATCTGATGGAATGGTTCGATAAGGCCAATTCGTATAATTACTCCATTCATTTCTCATATTTACATCGTTCCTTTGAAAATTCCACATCCAACTCGATACCATTCCTGTCGATTCTACTTTCAAACGTCTTGACCCAGCCACATTTTCATAACGATATTCGAATACATCTTTAATAAGATAAATCTGGTCTTCCGCTGCGAATGTTTTCGCTTCTTCTTTTGTTAAGAAACAATAATTTGCGATTAAATGGATATCCGCATTCCAACCATTTGTTTGATTTCCATAAGAACCCGATGATATATTTACTGCTGGTGGTGTTTGTAAAAAACGATACAATTGATGTTCGTCTTTCACGTAATCCGGCGCAATATAAGGATAATAGTTCGCAGCATCGGCAACATCGCGGATTTGATATAATTCACGAATTGGCCGTAATGTTACAGATATTGTTAATTCTTGATATTGTAAGGAAACCAACGGGAATGCTAATGTGCTGTCGAATGTGAACCATTGTCCGATAGGGATGATTAAATTACGACCACGAATCGAAGGTTCAGCACCATTTGCGAAATCCGTATAATAAGCAGATGGATAGACATTCGCACGTCCGTATGAATTCGCAGGATCATATAATTCTGGCACATTGCCTGTCATTTTATCGAATTTTTGTCGTTTATTTACGTCGAAATCGCGTTTTGAAACGGCTGCTAAATATTCACCTGAACATTTCTGTAGAGTAAAACTGCCACATTTGATTTCGATTTCTTTAATAAGATGAGTACCGATATCTCGAATCCATCGAAAATCATAAGGCACCCATTTATTGTTGGTAAGAACGGATGGATGATAAATTGGACTCCATATATTTGGCAAGGATAGCACTAAATAAGTATCCATAAGCAAGTCGGCATATTTAGGTATTTTAAATGTAAAAACCGAGGGTTCAGAGAGACGCAAATCACGTTGTCCATCATAATCAATACGGAATTTCTGCATTCCAAAATTAGTATGTTTCGCATAAGTGACTTTGAAAAATGTTTTACTTGGATTTCCCGTTAAAATTACATTATTTGTACCTTCCGCAACTATATTAAAATATCCGCCAGGCATTTTATGTATATATTGCCAATATAAGTTTATATTGGTAATATATGGAAAAAACAGAAATACCAAATTCTTGGGTAAATATTCAAAAACCACCGAAAAAATTCAAAAAAATATCTATCTTATCCGATAAACAAAATGAATCACCACCTGACACGAGTTGGAGAGAAGATATGAAAAGTGGTCGAGACGATTATAATTATGAAGAAAATTTTACAGTCCAAGAAGGTTTGAAAAACCGGAAAAAACAGAAACCAAAAAAACAAAAACAACAAAAATCAGGACCAGCACCTCCCCCCAAATTATCGACAGATGAAGATGAAGATATTAATAATTTTATCACAAGTCCTAGAACTTGGATGATACTTATGTTAATCGGTGCTATTGCGTGTGTTATTAAACTGTCCAGTCCATTGTTGAAAATGTTTGCCGGAGTAATCGTTTTCTATATTATCGGTAGTCTAGTACGCAATAAAAACCGTATTGTTCCTATTGATATTATCGAAGTCTTCTCTCGATTTGTCGAAGAACCCACGAAAAATCCTTTTACAGAGAGAAAAATGGGTGAAGAAGAATTTAATGATTATAAGATTTTGAGAGCATCGGTCTTAACGATGATTCCTCTTTTTCTCACAATATCTTTCTTACCAAATGTATTCTTGTTATGGAAAAAACAAAATCCCCTTGACAAAATTGTTGGATTTCTATCATCGTTTTTCTTCTCTACCGAAAAACCAGCATATCGGTGTTTTATTGATAGTTTTACCGATTCGAGTCAATTGCCATCGCCTTTTCCATTGATTATCGATACATTAATCGGTTTTTTCAAAACGATGACGACGGATTTCGAGAAAGGATTCATTTCATTACCGAGCAATATATCATCAATACTAGGAAACTACTTGTATTTTTTCGCTATTGTCCCGATTTTCTATTTCTTTATGAAAAACTCATTAGCCAAAGAAATCGGACACGTATTTGATATGATTTTAAACTCTCTTAATTTTATTATCGACCGTATCTCCACAAAACATCCTATTGATATTCTTGGGAAATTATTGGATCCAGACACTGGCTCAATGCCCAAAGGCGGATTTGCCTCTCTATGTACATTTTTATTTGTTATCGCGGTTCTAAAAAAGTTTTTGCCAGACTTAGAAGGCAAGAGTTTAACTGGGAAGGCAATGGAAATTGCTTGGTGGGTTTTTAAAAATATATTCTTGTTTATTGGGTTTTTAATTTATGTAATCCTTCTTGTCCTATTTACACAAAAATATACACTTACTTTCGCATATCCGACAATTATTATGATTATGTTTTATTATTTCTTTATCCATGTCCCTTGTCCGGATAATAAGGATTCATTATTCTCTCAAATGGATGATATTATGTTTAAGGAATCCCAATCGAGTCCTTATATGAAATATTGGAATGCGATTTATAAGGCATTCCCTGGTATTATCGGAATTATTATGTTGTCAAAATCGTTCGTCAGTATTCAAAGTGTGAGTAGTATTAATATGAAATTTGTATTGATTATTGGAACAATACTTATGGGAATTATAACAATGGCACACACGATCATTAATGCGAAATTTGGATTTGAACATCAATTCATCAAGAATCCATTAATGGAATATTTTTATACATTGAATCCGATAACAATGGCAAAAGGAATTATCAAGATAGTGAGAGAAGGAATGACACCGGCGGATATCGCCAAAGAAAAACAAGAGGCGAAAATGGCGAAAATGGAGGCAATGAAAGAAATGATGGAATCTTATCGTAATTATAAAGATTTGATTGGTAATTATTCGAAATATGATAAAATAATAAAGAATCCGATATTATAATATATTACATAACAATATGGTAGTTATTAGTAGTATATCTACAGATATGAAAAAACATTGTAACAACTATGGAAGTCAAAAAACGCAAGATAATAAATCAGATGGTTACATTACACCCACGTATATAATTGAAAATTCTAATCCTCAATATAATAATAGTTTTGATTCTAATGTAAATTATAACCAGGACAAACAAATAATTACTCCATCGAAAAAATCAAAATAAAAAATGTTTGTACATCGTTATATGTAATAACAAGAATGAAATAAATCTGTACCTATAAAAAATGGAATTTTTCGAACCTTTATACGAAACTGAATATGAACAAGTCAATGCGCATCACGATAATGATATTTATGAACCAGAAACATTCGCGGAAACAGTTCGCAAGGTCGTAGATACAAATGGCATAGTCCAATCAGTCATCTTTTTCATTTTTATTTTCATTATCTATTGGACCGGAAACACATTATTTAGCATATTTTTCCAGTCGCGACAGAAAAAGGAAAAACAAAATAAGTATTTTATTATATAACTGCACCGCGTAAATAAAAATGACATTAGAATTACGAAAATTTGATATGCGCGCGATTACATTCGACCCCAATGAAAATAAAGGACCTGTTATCGTTTTTATCGGTCGTCGTGATACCGGAAAATCTTTCTTAGTAAAAGACTTATTATATCATCATCAATCTATTCCTGTTGGGACTGTTATCTCGGGTACTGAAGCCGGTAACGGATTCTATGGACAAGTCGTCCCCAAAGTGTTTATCCACGAAGAATATAGCACAGTTATTATCGAGAATATATTGAAACGTCAACGTATTATTTTGAAACAGCGTAATGAACAAATCGAAGCCTACAAGAAAACCACGATTGACCCACGCACTTTCGTTATTTTAGATGATTGTCTATACGATAATTCTTGGGCAAAAGATAAGATGATGCGTCTTCTTTTTATGAATGGACGTCACTGGAAAGTAATGCTTATCATCACTATGCAGTATCCTCTCGGTATTCCTCCAAATTTACGTACCAATATTGATTATGTTTTCATTCTGAGAGAACCTTATTTGGCAAATCGAAAGAAAATCTGGGAGAATTATGCAAGTATGTTTCCGAATTTAGAGAGTTTTGTTACTGTAATGGACCAGACAACCGAGGATTATGAATGTCTTGTTATTAATAATAATGCGAAATCGAATCGTATTACAGATATGATATTTTGGTATAAGGCAGAAAATCGTCCTAGTTTCCGTCTTGGAAGTAATGAATTTTGGGAGATTTCGAAGAATATGAAAGATAATGATGAACCTGAATTTGACCCGAATTCCTCTCGTAGAAATAAAGGTCCAGCATTAACGATTAAGAAAACCGGGTTGTAATTGGTGAGAGATAAAATATAGATATATATATTTATTATCAGAATATATATGGGATTTGTGTCAGATATTGTCATTGGAACATCATTCGGTGACGAAGGGAAAGGTAAAATCGTGTATTCTCTATTAAAACAACATAAATATGATTTGTGTGTTCGATTTAATGGCTCTGGAAATGCTGGACACACAGTCTATTTGGATGATGACCGTGTCGCCATTACCCATCAATTACCTGTTGGGATTTTATCTGATGGTGTTCATTGTCTTATTTCTAGTGATTGTCTTGTGGATATATCGAAGATGAAACAGGAAATTGCGACTATAGAATCTCTCGGATTTGTCGTGAAAGGACGTCTTTTTATTAGTGAAGCCTGTCATATTATCACAGAAGATGCTATTGAATATGATAAAGCAAATAATAAGGTCGGAACAACCGGTTCCGGAATTGGACCCACATATTCGAAAAAAATGTTACGCACCGGTATTCGCGTTTCCGACAAGAGAGAAGAAATCGAAGAATTAGGTGCGATTATAGTAAATATGCGAGAATTCTGGTATTCGAAAACAGCAACACAATATAAACAAATCCTGTTAGAAGGGGCACAAGGTTTCGAACTCGATATTAATTGGACAGCAAATTATCCATACTGTACATCTTCTTCTTGTGGTGTTGCGGGAGCCATTAATACAGGTATTCCTTTGTCATCAATACGCAATATCTATGGTGTCGCCAAAGCCTATGACACTTATGTAGGGACAATGAATTTCCAACCCGAGGGAGATGCCATCCTGGAGAAGATTGGTTCCGTCGGTAAAGAATTCGGCGCGACAACTGGCAGAAAACGCCAATGTAATTATTTAAACTTGAATAGTTTGATTGATGCTCTCCGATATAATAGTTGTAATGTATGTATTATTAATAAATGTGATGTATTACAAAAAGTTGATCATTTCTGTGTTATTCAGGATAGGATTAAAACAGAATTTTCAACGTGGGGGGTGATGCGCGATTGGTTAACAGACAGGATTCGTTATGCTGTCCCTGGCATTCGTGGGGTCGTTTATTTGGATAGCCCTTGTTATTCTCCGATTCTTATTTGAGTTATCCGTTTTCATATTATTTCCCTGGGACAAATTACAATAATAACAATATTTTGCTATATAAAATATAGAAAAATATACCTTCTTTATATATGCCCTCTCATATTAAAAAAAAACGTTTAATTGTAAATCATGAAACAATTGATGAAAAACATAATCAGATTATTCAACAGATGAATCGTGATGAGTCAGAACAAATACCATTTTTAGAACGTCAAAAAGAAGAATATAAGGCGCGATTACATTCTTATCAACACGACCAAATCGATGAAATTATGGATTGTAAGGACAAAATTAAAGAAATTAAAAAACAAATTCAAGAGATAAAACGTAGAAAAACGGAATACTTATTAGAAAATTCGAGATATGTTTTCGGTTATTTTGAGGATAAGAAGAAAATTGCGAATCCTATAAATTCTGGTCAAGGCGAAAAAACAAAACAAATATTAAATTCTTTTTTCAAAATTCAGGATAAAGATGTAGATAGCCGTTACGACCCAAACCAACAACGTTATAATCAATCAAAACAATTATATCAGAAATTTTGGAGGAATGTAAACCGGAATCTAATCGGTGGAATACAAGATTATATGATTACTGCTGATGTATGTAAAGTTTGTAATCAAGGCGACTTAATCGCACAAGATGAAGAGGGAATATTGATTTGTAATAATCGAAGTTGTGGAGCATTTGTGGCGCATATTGTGGATTCTGACCGACCCACTTATAAAGACCCACCCAATGAACCCAGTTATAATCCTTATGACAGATCGAACCATTTTAAAGAAATCTTATCCCAATTCCAAGCCAAAGAAACCACGGTGATTCCTCAATCGGTCATCGAAGATATTTATAATCGTATCAAGAAAGAGAGAATTACTGATATGTCCGAAATTAATTATAATAAAATGCGAGAGATTTTAAAACAATTAGGATATAATCGTTATTTTGAACACGTACAATATATTAATTCGATTTTCGGAATTAAACCTCCCACAATGTCGGAAGAACTACAAGAAACATTATGTATTCTATTTATTGAAATTCAAGAACCTTGGGCAATTCATTGTCCGATGAATCGCACTAATTTTTTCAGTTGTGCTTATATTCTCTATCAATTATGTGTGCTTTTAGACCAAAACCAATATTTACCTTATATCCCTTTGATGAAAGACCGAGAGAAACAATTAGAACAAGACCTTATTTGGAAAAAAGTATGTGAATCTCTCGATTGGGAATTTATTCCTACTGTTTAATCTTTCTTATCTCTCGTTTTGCTTACGCCTTTGCATATTTAAAACGCCGAATAATTCCTACGGAATTATTAAGGCGATTTCCTAAGGCCGGCAGGCACTGACGGCCTGCCTTCGGAAATGCGAAGGCAACTGTTACTTTGCACCGA